TTTGCTGAGTGTTGTGGAAATAAATTCTTTAATTGAGTTTTAGATAAGTTCTTTTTGACCATAATAAAAGATGCGTCTCTAAATAAGAAATCACGACTTGCTGGGTCTACAAAAACATCATAAGGGTCTATCCTACTAAAAGTAACTTCACCCTTCCCATGGTCTGCATCTTGGTCTACATCTACTAGAAAGTATCCTATTCCTTTTACTAAAGAATCAAGAACAACTTGTCCATATATAGAATTACCATTAGATAAATGCCAGCAGTAATCAGATATATCAGAATGAACCTGAGCAATATCTGTATCATCTCCAGTAGCCCCTACAGCTTTCCATCTAGGAGAATTAGCTGTAACAAAATATTTCATTATCTCAATAATAGGTAAAATCCTATTGATTGTAAAAGAAGGCATTCCAGATTCTTCTAAAGACTTCTCCTCATCATGGGTAAGTTGTTCATCAAGATAAAAATCATATCCTGTTTGACTTTTACTTCTCCATTTAGACCTATCTGTACTATTTGCCCTATCCCATAATTGTTTATTAATATGGGCTTTATTTTTTCTTCCTCTTTTTGCCATTACTTTGCCTTTCTTTTCATTTAATTTCCTACAATCCTATGAGTATATCTAAATTGAGGTGGGATTCTACCAATATCGGTAGAGGAAAATGGAACATTTGAAGATGAAGGATTAGTCCATACATCTTGAATCCTACTAGCCTCTCCATACTCTTTTTTCATTTGTGGCTCTATTACACTATGAGCTCCATGCTCTATAGTCCCAGGTGTGGTATATTCATCTTCACCATATATTGCCGATTGAAAAGGACCTTTTAACCTTTCCCACAAACTAAGACTTCTATCTTTGTCTTTAGATTGATATTGAGCAGCGTGAGCTAATTCAGCAAAATATGACTCAACATCTCCATGTGGAATTACCATTTCGTGATTCATTGGATTGTAAAAAGCTCTCGGCTTACCATCATACCAGGCGCCTGGGTTATTAAAAACTGCTTTATTTTTTGTAAATTCTTCATTAGACCATTGAGTAACTTTTGGTTTGCCAGATGCATGCCATTGTTCCCATAAATTTCCTCTTTCATACAAATTAATAAAAGTAGATTCATCAACAAACTTTTGCATAGTAGCTTCTCTACCACGAAGTTTTAAATTTTTAATATCAGAAACTTTTCTTTCTTGCTCTAATCTTTTTTGCTCAGGAATATCAGAAGCAGAAGGTCTATTGCTGTATTTTTGTTTATGTCCCTTTTTATGCATTATTGCATTAACCTTTTTTCCAATTTACCAAGAATACCCTTATCTAAATCAAATTGTAATTTTACTCCTTTTGCTCCACCAACATCTCCAGTCCCTATTTTAAATTTACCATACTTTGTAGGGAATGATACTTTACCAGCATCTACTCCTATTCCAGTTCTTCTTGCAGCTTCATATAATAATAATGCTCCAGCGGAGGGACCTGGATGGCTCCTCAATGTATCAGCTGCAGTTGAAGCTTGAGACATATAATTTTCCCATATAGAAGAAGGGTCAGAACCAGATAAAGTTTCTGCAACATTTGTACCAAATCCAAACAATCTACCATATAAAGATTCTTGTCCAATAGGAGATTGTAATCTCAAATTAGATATACTCATTGGAGTTTGTTTACTTTTGAATGGTACTTTCTGTTGTGGCATTATGCTATTACCCAGCTTTTAGCTCTCTTTTTAGGCTTAAACCAATCTTTTTTTGACTCATTTTGTCTCATATTTGGTGGAAATGCGTGTAATTGTGCATAATAAAGGGTCTCAATCGTATCATCATGGGCCATTTTAGGGCCAAAAGTAATGATTTCGTTGGTTAAATCAAACATATTTTCCTTTAAAAACACATTTCCTGTACTAAATCTACCACTTAAACCACTATATATTCTATTTCTTTTATTTGTTCCACCAGGCTTTTCTGGGATTACTCCAATATTATATTTATTCTCTAATCTTCTTCTTTCATTTAATGATTGGAAAATTGACCTATTCATAGCCACATCTTCTACAGTACTTGATACACAACGATATTTTTCATGCATATCCATTATATAATCAACAACACCCTTTTTCCCCATTATCTCTCCATTATTATCTCTTGAACCTACAGTAGGAATACTGCGATGTCTTTCATACTCTAATACATATAATTTATTATTAGGGTCAATAGCGATTGCCATTATAACTGAGAAGTCAGAAGTCTTAGTATCAATATCTGTAGCAGGGTCACAACCCAAGAATGTATTACAAGGAAGTTTCTCACCGTCAACGTGAATGTAATTAACCCCGTCCTCATTCTCGTAATATCCTTCCCAATGTTTTACATGTCTTCTATTCCATACTGAATCTTCTTCAGATTGGACTTCCATCATATATTCTTGGTAGAACTTTTGAGATTGACCACTATCGTAGTAGAATTTTTTCTTTTCGTCTAATTTCTCTTTTGAGAAAAATGATGGCCAAAGTGGAGTCCCATCTGGCAAAATTGCCTTATAAGTTATCACTCTCCATGAGAAGTCTTCGCCACCTTTCTTAGCTTTTTTATAATTATTAATAAGATTATTAATAAAGGAATCGTAATGAACGGGAGTTCCATTAACACGCAACCTGCCAGTATGAGGCTCAAGCGCAGGATAAACAACAGCTGTGACCAGATTCGCATTTTTAGCTCTCGCATCTGGTGTAATGGTATTTGCTTCATGTTCGAAATCATCAAGAATAATTAAGTCATATCTTTTATGTAGTTTAGCCCCTCCTCGAATACCAGCCACATTACTTTTAGATATGAGCTTACACCCATTTGTTAGTTCTATGTCTTCTTCTGTCCACTTTCTCCCCTTGAGATTACCAAAAAAGTACTTAATACTGTCGTTAAATTCAAGGTGATGCTTAATATAATCCATATTTCCTACTGATAACTTCTGAGTAGCAGATACCCATGCGTAAAAATGCATATCTTCTTTAGGACAAAAAACAAAATCTTTTATAATAGAAGCTTTAGTTAATACAGTCTTCCCATGCCCTCTAGGAAGGATAATCCCCAATTGCTTAGCTTCTATATCATCAATAGCATCTGCCATCTCATAGTGAAAAGGTGGAGTCTCACTTCTTTTAAAGTCATCAGGAAGAAACAACTTGCCAAATGCAATTAAATCATTATGAGCAAGTAATAATTGTTCCTCAGCTTCGCTTACGTTTCTCTTGTTTATGTTCGGCATCTTCTTTTTGTTTATCTAAAAACTTCTGAAATTTCTTCTCATCCTTATTCATCTTTATGTAAAAGTCAAGCACTAATTCACAATTTCTCTGTCTATCAATAGAATTAGATAAGGCATACTCTAACATTTTTACCCTATTAATCAAGTCTTTTCTTTTTAATCCCCTTTTTGTTCCTATCATTTCATTACCTCTATTTCAAATTCTTTTAATAATTTTTCTTCATCTGCATCTTTAGTGAAAGAAACAACAGAATCTACAAACCCTTGAATATATGACTTGGATTCTATCATTGTATCAAAAGACCTCATTAGAGCATCTGTTTCATCGTCTTTAGCCTTCTTCCAAAATACTATATATTTTCCTCCATATATCATTTGCCTTGACCTCTATACTTTTTCTTATAATATTTTTTACTTACTTTATTACCATGTTTAGTATTCTTACTCATTCCTTGCCTGGTTTTCTTTCCAATAGGCTTTGTATACTCATCCACTATATAGTTTCCCTTTAAAAATTGCTTTACCATCATAGATACCAATTGAATCTACTTGGAATCTTTCTTTATCATATTCGACTATACCAAATCCTTGTTGCCAATTGTATCGAGTACCTCCACCAGGAACAATTCCGTCTATTCTTGCAAGAGTACCTAGAGAGATTGCTTGATATATCTTTGGTTGTCCATGTGTCCAAACTGTCTTATGTCCCATTTCTAATCTATGGACATGACCTTGGATTACACTAATTCTTGGAGAGTCCAACATTTTCATTATGCTTTGTCCACTTTTGGGACCTACTTTATTTCCATGTATGCATACAAGGTTGTCATTAATATAGAACTCTCCATGCGGATAATTACCTACATATTCTACTCCCATCTTATGTAACCCTAACATATAAGGTACTGAAAGAATAGGAGGAACATCTGGCTCATTTGCTGGTTTAATACCATAGGCTTGAATTGTATTTTGTACTATACTATCAATCATTCTCTTTTCGTGATTACCTTCTATATAAACCATCTCATTACAATATGGTCTAAGTTCTGAAATCCAAGAGGCTAACCAATCTAAACTAGGTTGTGTAGTAAAGTAAAATTCTGGAGAACGCATAAAATGAGTAGACCAATCTGGTAAATCAAGCATATCACCTAATAATATTATTCTATTAGGTCTTATCTCCTTAACTATTTCCGTAGCAACTGAAATTGCCTTTAAATCATGAAGTGGAGATAGTTCTCCTGTGTCAAAATCCTTTTTAAATCCCACTTGAGCATCTGGTAGTACTACATCAATATTTAAATCTCTCTTTGTTTTTACTATATTGAACTTCTTAGGTTCTACAGTAGCTCCTTGAACTGTAGGGAAATCACACTTTACTGGAATCTTTCTTAGAAGAGTTGCTTTCGCTTGATAATTAGTATGAGTATTCCATACTATCTTACCATCTACTTCTTCCTTAGCTGAAACATCCCATTGATTCACTTTAAAATTAGTTACTTTCCAATCATCTTCAGAGATGTTGAATTTCTCCAATAATCGTTGTAACGTCGGGGCTTTTCCTGTTGCTACATTATCGGTAATATAAACATAATTTAATTCCTCCACCATAGAGGATGTAGATATATTTGAATCTCCAAAGCTACTTTCACTATCTGAGTATTCTCGATTGCACTCATTACACTTATGTCTTTGGACATCTTTTCTTTTTCCATTTTTCTTAGTTTTGTTAGAACCACATCTAGGACACGTGTTCATCAATTTCTCCTTTTACTTCTTTTAATCTGGGTCTTTGGGCTTCTTCAATTTGCTCAGGTGAGAATCCTTGAAACATACCTATTATCCCCATCTCTTTTTGTTTTATAGTAGTACCAGAAGTACCGATTATTTTTGCAAGTTCCTTTGTTGATTGCAATACGATACCATCATCTGAACTACTATCAGCAAGACACTTTAATTTATTTAATACGTACTCATGGTCTAATCCCATTCCTTTTGCTATATCTAATACTGACTTTTCTACTTCGTGCATAACTCTTTCCTGTTTTAATAATATTGTTGCTTTTCTTCTAGACTGTAATTCATCATCACTACTAAAGGCGTCCATATATGCTTTTACGGGCCCCATACCAACTGCAACATTTGTTGCGAAAATCTTTTCTTTATTTGTTATCCCTTCTCTTTCTTTTACCGATTTAGGGTTCTTTCCAGAGAATGTATACCTATTTGGATGCTTTGAAAAATCCGTATCCATCTTAACACCCTTAGTTTTTAGGAATGTACCAACAACTGTGCGTACATATCCAGTAGCATATTTATAGTTCTTTCTATCGTTTGGGTGTTTGATTTTGTCTACAACTTTGAGAAGTTGCACTATCCTTTTATCATCGCTCCAGACCCAATCACCTTCTTTACCTTGGCGCCAGTCTTTTACAGGAGTCTTATTTGGATGAGAATTATAAAACTCTGATATGTGTTCGTATATGTAATGTTTCTTATGTTTTATTTGGCGGTAGTCCATTTTCCCCTTTTGAGAAATCACACGTCTGCTGATAAAGCATATCTATTAGATTATTTACCTCTTTAGGTATATAGTATATCTTATTATCTATTTCGATTGGACATGTATCTTCGGAAGCAAGTCTTGATAAAATCTCCTCTTGCGCAGCTATTGAAAGCTTGGAGAGCTCTGTCATGCCGAAGGCCATTTTAGTACAAGAATACTATTTCACCAGCAGCTGGTGCTGACGCATCAGATTGGTCTCTTGCTCCTATAGAACTTATTTTTAATATTGTTCCTACTGGGATAGCCTTAAAATGTACCCATGAACCATTAACATTAAACTCATAATTACCTGCGACACCACAATAGATTGCTCTACATGGGTCTAAAGTTGCAGTCGCAACAGTTACACTAGTTGCTTTAACGTATGGTGCAAGACTTTCCCTTTCGGTAAAATCCATTAATCCTTTTGGCATTATATACTCCGTTTCATATGTGTAAATATAAGTGTAATAATTCCCATGATTCAACTCCTTTTTTTATCCGTACTTGTTATACAAGTAAATACAAATAAAAACCTTTTAAATCGCTCCCTAGTATATACAAACCAAAACTCTCAAGTCAAGCTTTATTTTACCAAAGACCAAGTTATTTCCAGAAAAAATTGAAGGATTTTGATACGCGCTCTTTTACACACATATACCCACTAAAAGTGGGATTTGCTTATAGCAATTTTAGTTATATTTCATTTTTTGAAATTTTTATGAGTAGTTAATAATAAATACTAAACAAAGGAGGCAATAATGCCTAATAAAGTAACACTCGAATCTCTTAAAGCAGCCTTAGATAAGACCTTAGCCAAGGGCATGAATGATTACCTTAACGCACCCGCAAGACGTGGATATTCCAAGATTGCAGGTGAGCAGATAGCTAGCAAGAATGATGTAGCTCGTGCAACTAATCAGAACTGTCGATACATCAATGAGATGGCAAGGGAATTGTTTGGAGTATCTATCTTTAAAGACCCTGATGAGGAAGTCGTAACTATAGGTACTAAAGAGGATTAAATGATTGGGCCTTTAATTAGGCCCATTTCCTTTATACATACGTACAATCGAACCCTTTTATGTGTTGAAATGCACATAATATGGGTGTGTAGCCCGATTTGGCAAGGGAACAGTCTGTAAAACTGTTTAATCATCAAGTAGGTTCGAACCCTTCCACACCCACAAACCTTTCTAAATTAACAATTTCGTAGTAACTTGGTCATTAACCTCATGAAAGGAGAGAATATCATGATAGACTATATCTTTATACTATGGATTACAACAATGGTACTAGGTCCTATAGGAATATGGGCATCTCATAACCATACAAATGCTACTAAATACATTGAATCAAAGATTGACACTCTTTATAACTTTTGTCCATATAAGTATAAATGGCAAATAGCTGATGACTTAGCAATAAGGGATGATGAAGCTAAGTTCTCGTACTTAATGACAATGCCCAAAGACAGAGTAAAAGAATTATGGTTGATTGAAACAAATTAATTAAGGGTAGCTCATGTTATTGTAGTTAGCGGTGTTTTCTGACCCTCATCGCTAGCTACAGTAACGAACAAGATTTAGATTTTCCCCCATCTCAACAGGGAACTATAAAATAATATGTTGAGTGATTGATAAGTTAATAATGTTGAAGTGTGTCATGCGCAACCAGCATATGGATACATTATTGATAAGTCAGTTAAATATTAACATAGCAGATGAATGACATAATTCTCGTGACGCGTTAGGCCAACGGTGAGCATGAGACAGGCAAATGGTAAATGTCTGTAAAGAGTGTACTAGTCACTCAGCGCAAGATTTAATTAGGTAGGTGATTGTCTAAACTTGCACGATGGGACGTACCCACGGCTAACGGGCTGAAATATTCATGGAACCTCTGAACTGCGGCGATTAAAACTATTGCCTAGAATTATCGTTGTGAGCAGTTACGTCAAAAATAAGAAGTAACCTACCTAAAGAATTTGCAAATGGAGAGCTTTGAAGATATTCCACAGACTGCTAAAGGTTAAGTGATGTGGTTTGAGTCTACATATCACATATTTTCAAAGCATAAATAGATTTGGGTGTGACGGGAAATTGAACGGGAGGTCGTTCGTCTATTTAAAACAACAAAGGAGAGATTATAATGACAGGTCTAAAATATCAATTCATAGAAGGTGGTGCAAACTTGAGTTCAAGCGTAAAAGCTGCTTACATAAAGAAACAGTACCATGAAGAAAGAAAATTAGATTATCATCAAGCAATATTTCCAGGTGGTAGAATAGTATGGGGAATATTCTTGAACATATATTATGATGAGGAACTAAAAGGTGTAAGAGATGGTGATGAGAAACATACTCAACACTATAAACATGAGTTTTCTATCCCAAAATATAAAATATATAAGAATGGTGTAAAGATTGGGTTTGCATTCCCTAGACATGCGCACAAACATGATGAAGCACCATATCTATATGTTCCAGAAACTTTAAGGTTTAATAAAAGAAAGTATAATAAATCTGGAATAGGTAGAGATTTTTTTATATTTGACGTAGATAAAGAACACTCAATAAACGATAAAGCTGTATTATTAAGATTTTTAAACTAAAGGAGAGAATAATGTTAAAGATTAAAACTAAAGATGAGATAATGAAACTGTATATGGAAGTAATGAATAGCCTTATTAAACTAGAAAAACCTTTCAATGATGTATATCTTATAGGTCAGAAGGATATTCTAGAAGAAATAATGGGTAAAGAAAATATAATAACACATGTCCAAGATTTAAAGATAAATGGTGAAGACTTGGAATATGAAAAAATGTAAAGGAGAGAATCATGCCAAATAAACAAGCTAAGATTAACAAAAGAAGAAGAATACTTGAGAACCAACGATTAAACAGAGAGGGTAGAACTGCGGCTCAGATTGAACGAAAAAAGAAGAAAAGAGCAAGAAAGAATCTAGATGAGGTGAAGCCATGGCAAAGAAAATAACAAAATACATAATGATGTTTAGTGCTATAGGATTCTTATCAAGTAGTGAAATAGGTGAAGGTTCTTATATTATGGTTGGTCCTTTTAGTTTAAATCCATCAATGATTGTTAAACCAATAAAGGAAAAAGTGATAAAACCTATGGAAGATATATATGATGATTTCAAGAAAGTAATAACAAAGAAAAAGAAAAGGAAAAGATGATGACAAAAGTAAGCAAAAAAGCACTCGGATGGGCTTTAGTAGTATCTCTAATTATATGGGGTATACTAATGGGAACAGATAATACTGTAGAACAAACAGAGACAGTTACAAATGATATAGTTGAAGATACTGCCACAGAAACATGGCCATATCCAACTGAAGAAGAAGTAAGATTTGTTCATCCACCAGAGAAAAAAGAAGTAGAAGAAGTAGTTACTCCTCCAATCGTGGAAGAAATACTACATTTTACGGATGATGGAATATTAATAGCACCATATCCAGACTATGATAACTTTCAAGATGCCTTTGCATTTGCAAGAGGTATGTTAGGAGATAGTTCTAGTCATGATGGAGAGTTAAGAATATTCTTATGGAGAGGAAATAGATATCATACTGAAACTATAGAGCAATCAGCTTTGAAAGATTCAGTTGAAGAAGAAATAGTAGAACCTGATACAACAGTAAAAGATTCAACTAATAATTAATAATGTTGCGAGCTAGCTCATGCCCACCATGTTCTTGGAAGGGAATCATCTCTCCGATTTCTATGGGCTAGCTCAATATTGAATAGGAGAGTAACAATGACTAAAGAACAGATAGATGAAATAACAAAACAAATTAAAGATACCAAAGAATATAATGTGGGGCAGAATATAATAGAAGAAATGATAAAATATAATGCTGAAATAGAACAAATTAAACTAGACAAGGAGAGTAAAAATGTGTGAATTATCATTTATAATAGGAATTTGCTTTGGAATATTGATAGGAATAATAGTAAATATTATAATGGATAAGTGGCTTTCGTGGAAAGATGAGTTAAGAGAAAGCTATAAGAGGCGTAAAGATGATTGATGCAATATCAGGATATATAATAATAATATTTATTTATTTATTAATGTTTAGAATAATAGATATAAAAGCAAAAAGAGATAAAGAAAAAAGAAGAAACCATGTAGCTAATGAATGGCATAGATTAAAAGGTAAGGAGAGACAAATTGACCACAAACACTATAGAAAGATTGACGAAGAAAGCTCTTAAAAATGGATTTAAAACCAAGCCAGCGCCTGGACTAATGTATTTGGGAGATTTACCGATAGGTAAAATGTTTGAAACACCAGGTGGGACAAGAGGAGTTTTAATAGAATGTGAAATAAATGCTAAAGTAGTAATATTAAGTGTGGAAGTTGCTGCTGAAGATAAACAATACTATTTAGGCAAACACTTAATTGGAGCAGAAACGGAGATATACAAATGAATTTATTCGATATCTGGTTTATCTCAATAGTAATATCAATAAGTATTAATATAATATTGATAGTATTGTTAATGACAAAAATAGGTGAACTTAATGAAATGAGGAGTACAAAATGGAAATAAATAAACTATTACCAGACTTATGCAAACATGAATCATGTCTACAAAAAGCTGATTATGAATTTACTGATAATAGAGAAGATGAAAAGGGAGAGTACAAAACAATGACAATTGGATATGCTTGTGGTAATCATGTAACAGAAGTACATAAAATGCTAAAAGAAATATATGGAGATAAAAAATGATATCAATGAATCTTTTAGATATAAAAAAACAAATAGATAAATATAAACCGTGGAAGAAAAATAAATGTGAACATCCTCTAAATGAAATAATACTTGAAAGAGATTATTATGGACTTGATGAAGATTCCGATTATACAAATTATTTCAAGTGTGATAAATGTGGAGAGGAGATACAAACAGATGAAGACTAAAGGAGATTGTTATGAAGCGAATGCTAGATTTATTTTAGGATATAAAATTGATGATGATGAAAAAATAAAAAAAGAAGGATATAAATTGATTCATGGAGTAACAATGAATACAACAGATGGTAAAGCTATGGGACATTGTTGGGTTGAAAAAGATGATATGGTATATGACTATAGCAACGATAAAGAAGTAAAAATGCCTAAGTTCTTATATTATGAACTCGGACATATACCATTTGACGGACATAAACTATATAAATATGACTGGGATGAAGTAGGTAAAATGATGATAAAGCATAAAAGTTGGGGACCTTGGGAATCAAAGCCTCCAAGATAGGAGAGTAACAATGAACGATGACGAAATTGCTAGAGCAGTAGATTTAATTGTTGATTTAGGATGGGAAGAACAAAGAATGAGCCGAAGTGGGCAAGAAACATACAATAAACTTTGCAAACTTTTCAAAGTTATGACAACAAATGAAGCTAGAGAAACATTAAAAAAGGAATTGGATGATAAAAATTGGTTAACTCGACATGCTATAGAATATGATAATACAACATCTAAAGCAAGGTGGGGTAATAAACAACAAAAGGAGAAAATTATGGGTAAAATGGCTGAATTAGATTATATATTACAACTAGGAGATAAAGAATTACTTGAAGAGTTCTTTTTAAATAGAGGATTCAATAAGTACTCTGCCAATAAGGCAAAAGATGAATTTACAAAAGCATATGAAGAATTACAAAACTATCAAAAAAAGGAGAAATCTGATGGCAAAAAACAAGACACAAAAACAACGAATCTTAAATGACTTTCAATTAGGATATAAGATTACACCAAAGGATGCATTGAATAATTTTGGATGCTTTAGACTTGCAGCTGTTGTGTGTGATTTAAAAAAGGAAGGACATAATATAATAAAAGAATCTAATGGTAAAAGGTATGCAACTTACTACCTTCCAAAGGAAAATTGGATATAAACTGTTAGGATGTAAGTCCAATTATTGTTAGATTTACACCTCAAAAGGAGACAAAAAATATGGGAATTAACGACTCAACACAGAATGACCTCACGTCATATTACGACAGTTTTTTAAGAGCAAAGCAAGGCGAACACAAAGAGAAATATCTCGACTTTGAAGGATGGTTTAGTGCGTCAACAGCTGGCTCTTGTTTCCGTAAACAATTCTACAATATCAATGGGTATGAGGGTTCTGAGCCTGATGAAAAATCAATGCGATTACTCAGGCTTGGAACTATTGTACATAAAGATATTGCAGATGCTATGGAACGTTATAGGGAAGATATTGAATCAAGAGGATTGCAATTATTTGTTGAACATAAAGTAGTACTTGAAGACCTTAATGTTGTAGGACACCTAGATTTAGGTATATATGACAAAGAACAGGACATATTGTATATTACTGATGTTAAGACTGCCGCTAGTT